CAATTGGAGGGTTTAATGACTCCGTAGTAGACTTCGTGTATGGCGATGATAAGCTTAATGCTATCAGGAAAGACGAAGATGTGCTGAACGCACTGACTATGAAGGAGTTCTTTGACTCTATTGGATTAGGATTCACAACTTCAACCAAAGCTGAGATCAAAGTTCCTTTCGAAGACATCGCTGATGTGACGTTTTTGAAAAGGAGTTTTCGATACCATAACATATTGGGAAGAGTTATGTGTCCACTGGATTTACGGACGTTGTTTTCATTTCTTTCTTATGTTAGTTATGAAAAAGACGTGGCTGCTGTGATGCAAGATAAAGTGAATTGTTTTCAGAGGGAGATATATCTCCATCCGGAGCGAGAAACTTTATTGAGAGAATTGTGTTCTCGATTAAAAGATCGGGAGTATAGTTTTGTCAAATTGACACCACAGTACCTGAAACAGTTGTATGAGGACCCTGATTACAATCCGGACGAGTTTCGTCTGGGTGTGAAGGATATCCTTGTATAATAAAACATCTAGGAGTTATAAGCATGCCCTTTTTAAGTAGCTTTTGAGCGTGCGCTACCGATGTTTTTTGTGTAAAAGAAAGCAATACTCTCTTACTCGGAATTTAGTGTTATACGAGGGAGTAAAGTAATACTACGAATATTGAAGATACGAATAAAAATGAAAATAGTTCAAATCTTAGTGGAAATACTGGTTTTGATAATCCTGTTGATACATCTGTGGCTACTGTCGCGCGTGTTGCAGACAATTTTTTCTCTAGTGTGCGGATGCGTTCCGCAATAGAACCAGAGTTTCGATATAATAAGTTCCCAAAGATAGAAAATGTCCCCAAAGTTTTGGAGATGGACTATTCTAGGATTTTGAATAAGCCGTATTTTGTGGCTCCATTTCTTTGGTCAACTGTTCAGACTGGCGTGAATCAACGCTATTCTATTCCAGATGATATTCTAATTAATCCGTTGGCGCGAATTCCTTTCGAAGCTTCTGTCTATTATAGAGCAAAAATTTCAGCTGTGGTACAAGTGGCGGGAACGCCTATGCACCAAGGTTGCTTGCTAGTTTCTGCAGTCCCGATGAGGTCTACTGACCTTTCCGGACAATCTTACACTATTAACACCCGTATGGCTTCGCCTCATGTGTTTTTAAATGCAAATGAGGCTACACCAGCTCGGTTAGAAATTCCATTCTATGTTAATGGTAAGTTGCAACCCGTTGATCTTTCAGGCACAACTGTCATTCCAGGCACTGCTTCAGATAATTTTGCTTCTGTTGAGTTTTACGTTTTGAACCCGTTGATAGCACCTACTAGTGGGTCGACTTCTGTTTCTGTTTCTGTTCACTTTGTGTTTACGGAATTGGAGTTTTATGTTCCCCATGTCGATGTTACATGGCAACCATTTGTTGGTGAAGGATTTATTTCAGAGCTGACTAATGTTGCTTCTCGTTCTATCGACGGTGCATTTTCAATGGGTAAGCGTTTTACGGCGGACATTTTAGATGGAGTTAGAGGGACAATTAGACAATACACCGGACTGCATAATCCTGAGTATTCTCTCTTGTCAAGTCGCAACGCGATACAATTTAGGCAGAATCTTAATGTAGTTGATGGACATAGTTTTCTTGAGAAATTAGATTCTTATTCTGATTTTTCGCATGTCACCACGGATTATACGTTCGATTGTGATATTGATGAAATGCATCTCAAAGAAATTTTAACTAAACCACAATATTTGGGAACTTTTCAAGTAGATACTTCTGACAATGTCGGAACTCTCTTGTGGAGTAGACCTATCACGCCAATTCAAGAAGTTCATAATTTGGCCTATATAGATGCTAATGGAGACGCACAGTTTACTAATGTGTCTTCTAATTTAGTTCAAACTTTAGGCTTATTGAGTCGTTTTTGGAAAGGTGGTTTGAAGATTCATCTTCAAGCTGTTATGTCTAATTTCCATTATTGTAAGTTAACTATTGCTCGCAATTACTCTCCAGATATTAATATGACGACTGGAGTTCCTGCTTTTGCGTCCGTTGCAAATTTGATGATGGAGACCTTGGAGTTTTCGTCTGGTGGTCAAATTCAAACTTTAAAGTTGCCTTTTTGTTCACCTCTAAATCAGTTGCCTGTTTCCACTGATTTTGTTTTGAATGCTTTGTCCCACGGAATGTATTATATTTATTTACATCAACCTCTTGTGACTAATGGTTCAGTTTCTACCTCTGTACAATTTAACGTTTATATTTCTGTAGATGATGATTTTGATTATTTTGGTTATGCTGTCAATCCTTTGATGTTGACTACTCAGTATAGTGCTCAGCCAGCGTTTGAAGCTGAATCTTCTGCCGCGCCTGCTCAAATTTCAGGTCAGAACGACCTAGAGTTGAAAAGGCACGACAAAGACTCCGATTCGCAGTTGTATGATATGCGACCA